CCACCATAGACCACCATCTTCCATTAAGAAATGAAACATAGGTACTCTGTTTGGAATAGAACTAAAACCAAATACTCCTACTTCAAAATATTTATCGTGTGAATCTTTTTGATCTCTTAGGTAGTTGCCTCTTACCCAACACTCTATTACTGGTATGTTTGCATTTAAATAAGCCATAGTCTATCCTCATTTTATGTTACCCCAATTTGGACCTGATTCATAGTCAACCTTATTAGGAATTTGTAAATCAACTGCATGTTCCATTATGTCTTTTATCTTTGCAGCTTCTAAATCATTAGTTACAGATATATCAAGTTCATCATGTATCTGTATATGCGGTGTAATACCCTCTTTATAAAGTTCTAACATAGCTTTTTTAGTCATGTCTGCAGCACTACCTTGTATTAATTTATTTAATGCTTTGTAAGTAAATGCTCTACGACTATCATTTTCATGCCAATAGTTTTTTTGTTTATTACCATCTTTGTCAACTATAAATTCCCCTTCATCATCTTTCATATGAGGACCCATTGCTTGTAGCTCTAACATTCTTTCATGATCTTGAGGTGGTATATACTTACCCCAATCATTACCTTTTAATATAGGTTCGTATTTAGGAAATCTACATTTTCTATTTAAAATAGTTTTGATCTTACCATTTCGTTGAGCTGCAGTCATAAGTTTATTTGTAAGTTGTTTTACAAAAGGAACTTTACTATGATAGATGCCAAAAATTTCATCAGCTTTAGTTTTAGTTACCCCTAACTCTGCCATAAGTTTAGCTTTACCCATACCATAGAACAAACCTAAGTTAATTACTTTAGCTTGACTTCTTGGAATCTTAGCCATGTCCGCTACCAACTGATGAAAGTCAGCGTTAGGATTATGATCGTATGAATCAGCAATTTCATTTACAGATGCAAGTTTAAATCTTAATGCATACTCTGTAACTAATCTTGGTTCCTGTTGAGAGTAATCAAATGTACCCCACTTACAACCTTCTTCAGGTATAAATAAACTTCTAATTAATGGACCTGTCTCTGGATCTTTTGCAGGTATCTGTTGTAAGTTTGGATTAGAATAACTAAATCTACCGGTAACTGTACCTCCATCATCAGATCTAATTTGATTTATTTCTGCGTGTATTCTACCCTTATGTTCATGTCTTAATATAGTATCTATAAAAGTTGTATTGACCTTGTTTATTTTTCTAGCTTCTGCTATCATCTTAATTGTAGGATGTTCATGCATAGAGAGGAAATTTTTAGTAAATGAAGGCGCACCTGTTTTTTCAGTTTTATCAAAAGGTAAATTTAATTTCTCAAAAACTTTTTGAATACTTCTTGCGGCCCATATTTGAGTTTCTATTCCTGTGTCTATTTTTATTTGGTGTATTAATCGTTCTTCTTTTCTGGTCAATTCTTTTTTTAATAGATTGGCTTTTGTCACGTCTACCCGCACCCCTAGGTAACGCATATCGACTAAGCAAGGAAACAGATCAGTCTCTAAATTAAATATCTGTTGACAATCTTCTTCTACTAATAGTTTTTTCATATGTTGCCAAAGTTTAAAAGTTAACTCAGCATCTTTTTCAGCATAAGCTCCTACCTCACTTGCAGGTAATCTCCACATGTCAGCTTTTGGATCAAGTCCTCTTGACTTTGCAGCTTCATTTAAAGCTCTTTCATTTTTACCTTCACCTAAATAAAACCATGACAAAGCATTAAGCGTATATGCAAATCTATTTTCATCTAAAACAGAGCAGGCAATCATAGTATCTACGATTAAACCATTGATTTTTATACCTAAATTACGTATCCAACATACGTCATACATTGCATTATGAAATATTTTTGTAGCAGGACATTCACAAATATCTTTAAACCATTCTAAAGTTTTCTTTCTGTCCATGTTAGGAGCTTCACCATGAGCAATTGGAAAATACCATTTGTCATTATATGTAGCAACCGCAATACCAACCACTTCACCATTACCAGTAACTGCACCAGAACCTTTTGATTTTAAATCAGGATCCCTTGTTTCTAAATCGATTGCAATCTCGTCATAATCTCTTAGATCAGGATATTCAGTGGGCATTACCCATTCAGTTTGTGTTAAGTATTTAGGTATTTTCATTTTGATAATATATATTTTTTTTCTACTAATTTATTTAATCTATTTTTATTACTAAATGCATACAAAGCTGCATCATTATTGTGAGGAAATATTTCCCAATTAACTAAAGTATTATATATTTCTAGTCGAAATTTATGTTTATTTATTGTAATATTTTTAGCCTTAAAATTTCTGTTAGGCATTATTTTTTCTCCTCATAATCTTTATATTCTTTTATTAGTTTTTCTGATGGATGCCACACGTCAACTGCTGAATGACAATTAGGACAAGATAAATTACTTACAATATCATAGTCTTCATTATCTTCAGTGTCGTGATCTCCACCCCAAATTAATTCTGTTTGGCAATGCCAGCAATTCATTATTTTTTCTTTTTTATATCATTAAGTTTTAACATTTCTAATTGACAGTAGTGAACAATCTTTTTAAGATCTTCAGCTCCACCTTTTCTCTGATAACGACAAACGTATTTAATAACGTTGCCTTGAAAAAATGATAAGTCATTTTTAGAAATAAATTCGTAAGGTTGAATAGGAAACTTTGTGTAGTGATTCCCGCCCACCTGAGTGTATTGTGGAAATGATTCCTCAAATATATCTTTATGTGTCATAGTTGATACTCCTTTAATATCTTTTTTGCTTTCAGTTTATATAAGTTATTTCTTGCTCTTGTGATACCCACGTACCACACTCTATTCTCCTCATCTTGTTTGTCAAGACTTAGACGAATTCCTTTTTGCACTTTACCCCCTTGGTGTAAAGATAGTATTACATTATCTTCTTCACCACCTTTCGCTGCATGAATTGTAGATAACCACACCCTTGCATTTTGAGAAAGTATTTCACCCCCAGAAATTATATTTCGAATGTAAAGTATTTCTTTCTGATCACCAACGAAAATGTCATACCAATTTTTTTCAGGATTCCAATTCCCATTGGGAATATAATCTCTGACATCATTGATCTCTTTATCTTCAAGGCTACCTTCACGTATCCATTTAGTATATGCCATAGCTGCAGTGTACATTCCAACATTAAAACTTTTACCTTTGTTAGTTTGATAATAAATATTTTTAGATTTTAATTGTCTTGCTATATCTAATAAATTGTCTTTAGTTCTTGTAAGAATTAACCATTTACCTTTAGTAAGATCAATTTGTCCTAAATTATTTATGTGTTGTGCATGACCTTCTTCACTTCTAGGAAGATACTCTTTGTGTTTCCTGATGCCTGTTATACGATCTATTGCTATTTGAGACTGTTGTTGAACTGCTCTAGATACTCTCCTTGAGTATCTTAAAACTTTCTCATTAGCAGGTTCTTTAATAAATCTATTTACATCAGCGCCAGCCCAGGCAAAAATAGCTTGGTCATCATCACCAGCTAAATACATATCATCACAATGTTCTTTTAATTTATCATATAGTTTCCATTGTAATGGAGATAAATCTTGTGCTTCATCAATAAAAATAGCTTTAAATCTAGGTATTTTATTACACTCAGTAGTTTGGGTAATTAAATCATTAAAGTCTAATAAATGATTTTTCTTTTTATATTCCTGTAAATTTAAATCAATATGCTTGAGAGTAGGCCAGTATATATCTTTTCTATCGTGCTCATTTAAATCATATTCATCTCTTATGTCTATGTTTTTATTAATAGCTCTTTGTATCATTTGAAAATAAGGATTGTTGCAAGTTAAAAAATGTGTCTCTTCTTCATTGTATTTGTCTGTAAAGTTAACTCTTACATTCAACATCTTACCTAAATCTTCATAGTGATGTGGTTGAATAATATCTTCTTCAGTTTTATTTAGTAAATGAAAACAAAATGCGTGAAGTGTTTGAAAGTATGGAGCTTGTTTTTCATCTACACCAATTCTTTTTCTAGCTTCACCCGCAGCTTTTCTTGTAAAAGCAAAATAACCTATCTTATGATAAGGCGTACCAGTTCTGATGTAAGCATTGACCCTACGAATCAATCTAAATGTTTTACCTGTACCAGGTGGTCCGTATATTTTAATTGGTTTTTTCACTATACAATATTCTCTTTATCTTCTATTACTATTTTTTCATCTGGTATTTCTTCTTTCATCAAATCACCTGCAGGTATTTTTAAACATCTTACTGGTGGAAATGACTTCTCACTTTCTCCTTTTGGAAATCTTTTTTGAATACCAAACTCACCCTTGAAATAAGTTTTAACTAAAGTACCTGTTCTAGGTCTGTCTTGGTTCCATTCATTTCTTTTAATTTCTTCATAGAATTTATCGTAATCAAAGTAATAAAACTCATCATCTTTTAATACAGCACCACTTTTAAATGAAGCATATGTCTTAGCTTCGGGTCCATTTACATAATCTTCTAAATATTTCTTTAACATTTCAATAG